AAGCTCATCTTCTGCAAGCTTCGAGATGTCGCCTAGATCAATCTGCCGTGCCATTGCTATGCCCTCAAAATTAGCTCGTAGGTGATCGGCTGATTGTCTTGTTCGATGGTGTCGATCCTAATCACTTCATGCGAAACGCCAGAAATCAAAACGCGGTCTTGCGTCGTCGGCACAGCTGCCGCGTCTGCTGCTGCAATGATCAAGCGCTTGTCGCCAGATTGGATCAGCTCATTTACCTCTCTAGCTGAAACGCCCTGCAGCACCCCGTTGATTTCATTGCTGCTAATGCTTTCGCTGACCTGCCCCGTTGCCGTGTCGTAAACGCCGCCAGATACGGTCTGAACCGTGACTTCACCGCCCAGCTTCTTTGTCGCGCTTTGGGCTGCTTTTTGCAGAGAGTCAGCTAAAGCCATCAGATACGGTACGCGATGCAAGCGCCACTGGTCAGCGTGACGCTAGTGAAAATCCCGTAGATCATCGAGTCAGCAGGGAATGTCTCTCCGGCCAACGTGTTGCCGGTGTAATTCTCTGCGGCAATCGCGCTGATTACAGTCTGCTCTTTGAAGTACAGCGCCTTAAACCGTCCCGCATGAGCCAACCCATCAGAAATGAATTCAGCGCCAGGCCCAAAATCAACAATCATCGTCAGCTCCGTCTAATTGCAATGTTGCCTGGTCCGCTGATTCTAAGGCCGGTTAGCAGGCGTTCATACATTGGCGGCACCCGGTCAGCTCCGACCGCGCCTGATGTCAGGTTTGGCGTGATGCTGATGCTTCCGATCGACACGCTCTTGTAATCCTCAAGCCCACTCAGGCCAATGCCGTCCTTATTGTTGTGCAGATAAACCGCCAGCTCAATTTGAGCCCGCTGAATCTGATCTGGGATCTCGGTGTCTGTGTAATAATCAGCCGTGATCGTAAACGGGAAGCCGGTTGAATATCGGCTTGAATACGTGTCCGGCTTTCGCACTCCTGTCCGTGGCCATTGCAATGCCTGCGTATCGGTTGCGCGAGCACCAAGGAACCGCTCACGGTCTAGGCGTTGTGCAGCAGCTGCAAGCGCCCTGTTTCGTGAATCAACGTTACCTGTGCCCCATTTTGAGGCATCAGAACCCAACACCATTGCATCCACCAACGCATCAGCGTCAGTCAGCGTCAGGTAAGAGTTTGCGTTTGCGGCTCCTGCTGTTGCGACGATTACTACTGCCATCAGTCGATTCCTGTTTGCTGGTCTCCTCCGGTGCCGGAGCAGCAACAGCCTTGGCGGTGGCTGCTGCTGCTTCCTGCTCCTTCGCCTTCCTCCTAAAAGCGTAGAGCCCCATGGTTATGAGGCTGCAGCCTTCATCACTGCAAAGTTAATGACCACGGCCTCACCAGCGGTTGAACCGAGGTTTGAGAGTGTGACATCGAAACTTCCTGCAGCAGTGGCGGACACAAACGCCAGATAGAGCCCTGTGCTCGCGCCAGACTGGACGCTGACCAGAACCACGTCACTAGCGGTAACAGAGCTGTTGGTGACGGTAAAAGTCACCTCAGCGTTACCGGCCAGTGATGCATCGTCAGTCGTGATAGCCCCTGATGGAGCGTTCACGGTTACGCCTGTTGCCTTGCTTGTGAGCTGGGTTACAGCCCCGCCGGAGGTATAGCCAATGGCCAGCCCGGCGGATGTCTCAAAGATACTTGCCATGATTGATCAATCCATTGAAGAAACGACGGTTGCACGCACGATTCCAATATTCTTGGTTTCGTACACTTTGCTCCAGTTGGAAGCAGTTGCTAACTGGGTGCGATTTGGGTTTGCATCAGTCACGGCCCACTTTGCGCCCACTGGGTGGTAGACGTAATGAAGATCGATTGACATTGCATCAGACTTTTGCAAGATGTCCCGGTCAGTTTCGGTCTGAATGCCAGCCTGCTCGCCGCTGCCAACGCTGCCCTGAGAGAACATGTAAACGGCGTATTCAGTCGATGCACCAGATCCAACGGTGTTCACGTCATCAGAGACGATGACTCGCATCCCCAAGTAGGTCGGGACTGTGACCTCTCCATAGGCGTTAGCGATTGACCCGCCGGATGCAGTTGCATCCCCGCCGGCAACATCTGTTGCCTTGACATAATCAACAGCACGACGTTCCACCAACTCGTAATAGGTCTTTGAGTGCATCACGATTGTGTTCAGCTTTTCGCCTTGATCACCGAGCAATGCACGGGCCTGCGAAACCTGACGGGGGCTGAGCGATGTTGGAGTATCGCCAGATTCACCGTCGATCGTTAGCTCAAAGAACGCGGCAGCAGATGACGTGTTGTTGACCGGGCCAAACACACCGCTGAGACATGCGAGCAAGTCCTTTTGACGCTGATGGTTCACATAGTTGGCCATCTTCTGGCCAATAGCGGCCATCGGGTCAGCCCCAGATGCCAACGCTGCTAAATCACGGGATTCAAACGCACGGCCACGATGGAGCACGACGCCTACTTGCTTGTCGGCTGTGATCTTGCCTGGAGTCAGTGAAGAGCTGTCAGACAGAACTTCAAAATCGCCAGCTAAATTGGCTGAGAAAAATGGCACATTGACGAAATCGCCGCCATCCTCAGACGCATCAAGCTGCGCCAATGGTTGCACAACACCGCTTTGCAAAAATGCGTCACGCCGCGTTGATTCTTCGATCAAATATGGAGTAAAAATCTCCGGGATGATGATGTCACTGCGCAGAACCGCCATGACTAACCTCCTAAAAATGGTTGTTTATTTTTCGGGCGTAACCCTTCCGGCTCTGCGTAGCTTCACCTTCACAACATATTAGCGGCTTGCAGCATTCTTTAACCTCTCGTACAAATCACGATCTGTTTTATACAGTCGTGACTGCTCTGTCAGGTTGAAGTTTTCAGCACTAAACGGGTTCTTTGTGCCTGGTGTGATCTCACCGCTAGCCCTCGACGATGGAGCCCCGCTGCCCTGCGGCTTTGGTGCCTTTTGCATCCATGCCGGTGTTTTGGCCTTTGCCCATTCCCCAACGGGGGTGCGCTCATAGCCATCAACCACCACGACAGTGCCATCAGGCTCACGCTGTATTTGGTCGCGTTTCAACTGGGTGTTAAGCACCAGTTGAGGGTCATGCACCACATCAGACAATGCGCTGACGGCTGGTGCCATCAACTCAAGTTCTTGCACCCGATCGGTCAGCTCCGCGATCCGCTTGTCTTTCTCAGTAGCTGATTCCCTGAACTGCTGCTCAAGTGCAGCTTTGGCCTCGGCGTATTGGCCTTTGCTTTCCAGTTGGTCTTGCTCAGCCTTTGCCTTGAAGTCAATCAGGGCCTGAACGTCAACATCAGCAGCTTTTGCTTTGTTCAGCTTGCCAATCAGCTCATAATTCTTGCGCTCTAATGCTTCAACGCTTTTCTTTAGCGCCTCAACATCAGCTGCTGGTTGTTCTTGCTCTTGAGACGTAATCTCGTCGGTCATGTGAAACCCGTAAGGCTTATTTGCCTCACCACTTTACTTTATTCGCCCAATAGGCTGCAGAAGTTTTGCCTTTGGCGATGTTTTTCGCATGTCGCGCTTTGAATGATGCGCGTTTTGCTTTATCAGCAGCTGACTCACCTTTACGTGGCGGCTTTGGCTTTGCGCCTTGCATTCCAAACCGAATCAGCTTCGGTTTGCCGTCCGCCTTCACCACTACAGCGTGGCTTTTGCCGCTGGGATGGTTTGGCGTTCGGATCGGCTTGTTGTAACCGTCAAACGTATGGCCGCCGCGCTTGATGCTCACTTTTTCTTTGGTGCTGCCTTCAACTGTGATCGACGCTTCAGGACTGGGTTGCCTGTCGATTCTGATTTGAGTTTGACCACTGGATCATCAGCAGTGCCGACCCTAACGATGTTGCCACCTCTAGGGCCTTTGATCGCTGCCCTGGCCCCGCCCATTGCGGTAACAGTGCCAAACGTGCGCTTGCCTTGATAAACCCAGCTGACTCGCTGCCCTTTTCTCATTTCTTCTTACCGCCTTTCTTGGTGCCTTTTGGCTTCTTATAACCGCCGCATTTCATAGCTAAGTCGCTGCTGCTCTCATTCTACGGTTGCCCGTACCTTGCTTTGAGCTGCTTCAATGTCAGCTCTGAACCATCATTCGCGACAAACTTACGGATTGCATCTTCTGGCCCGTATTTCTTCACCAGCTTGTTCCAATAAGGGATCCTGCTAGGCCCCAAAACATCGCGCTTTACGTTGTCGCCTTGCTCCTGCAACCATTCCCCATAAGACTGATTCGCCGGAACCGTCCGCGTCTTGGCTGCTTTGCTCATCGGCCCTGAAATAATGCCCGGCCTGCGTATTGCGCTAGGTGGCGGTTCAGGCATCCCTAGCGCTGCATAATCGATCTCTGGGACGGTCGTTGATCTGCAGTTGAAATGTTGCGGGGGTGTTGGCCCCTTGCCGTACTCAAACACCTGCTGATCTAACGCCTTGCAGCGTGCCGAAGTTCGTGAATCCAGCGTCGCAACATATTTGTATTTCTCGGTGATTTCAGCGTTGGCCTTATAGGTGGCTTGGCTGATCGCATTTGCTACTTGATTGACGCTAGTTCTCACCAACGTATTTACCTGATGATTCGCCACTGCTGTGAGCTGCCCCCCTGCCTGCGCTAGTTGTCGCACTGATAGCGGCCCGAAATCAGCAAATTGCAAACGCCCCTTTAGGCGCCTTGCCATTCGAGGCCCTGAGTCACCCGCTAGGAACCCAGACTGAACCGTTTTGGTAAACAGCTCAGCTTGAGACTCAGCGATGCCCCTAAAAGCTTTCGATACGGTTGAGCCGTTAGGCAGCGTGATTTGAGCGCCCTGCGTTGCTGTAAGCCTGAATGTTGCCGGTGATGGTCCCACTGCTTGTAGTAAGTCATCAGACAGAACATTCAGGCCGATCTCGATTGGATCTGTCATCACGACAGCACGGGCAAAGCCTGGATCGATCTGCAACGACCTGACCTGTTCGATCATCCGTTCTGGCACCATCTCCAGCAGCTGCGCCCTGATGAACTGCTCCTCAAATGTGGCTAGGCCCTGCAGCTCCCCCGCCAGCAATGCCGAGCTTTCGCCGGCCCAGTTATCGAGGCTTGCCCGTAGCTGCCGGACGATCTCTCTCAGCCTGGTTTGACGGTCAAATGCTCGTTCATCCTCGACCAAAATTTGCAGGTCGGCGACGGCCTGCAAAATCAGACGGTTGTAAGCGATCGCGATCTGCTTCGCCTCGGCATTGCTGAACCTGTTTAGGTCAACAGCGTGCCGATAAAACTCGGACGGTGTGCTCATTCCTGCAGGCCACCGGCAGCCGTTGCCTCAAGCTCCTCCTCAAGGTCAAAGTCATCACCGAGCACTTCCCCTGCCTCAAGTTGCGTCAGCATCGTCGATTGGGTGATAGTGCCGGCCAGGTAAAGCTCAAGCAGCGCTTTGATTTCGCCAGGGTCCATGCGGGAGCCCATGAAATCACGGTTGATCAATGCGCTGCCGGGTGATGCGTCGCCTAAATAGTCAGCATGAAACCGCAGGCAATTGTCAATCATGTCCTGCATATTTTGGGCAATCACCATCATCGTTGAGTCGCCTTGGCTGCGGTCAATGCGCTTTGACTCGGCTGTCTCAGCTGAAAGCTTTTGGCCCAGCACACTGGCCAAGCCCAGCTCATTGATCTGCTTTTCGATCTGATCCAACCGCTGAAACAATGCGTTAAAGCTTGCGCCACCTGGCTCGATGTATTGAGCTGATGCGCCTTCAGGTAACGCAAGCGCTTCATTTGGCCCCGCGCTGATCTCCTCTGCTGATTGCGGAAACCCGAAAATCGCTAGCATCGGCACCGCTGCAACGTGCAAGATGTTGTCAAGATCTGATTGAACTTGGTACGCCTT